GCTTAAAGTTGCACTAGAAGTGTACAATGCTATTTTGAATACTTGAGATGTATCTGCACTAAAATCCATCTCTCCGTCTAGAAGAGCGATTTTAAATGAAGTACACATTGCTTGTGTAATTGCCATGGTTTAACTCCTGTTACATTACTTTGTTGCGAGTCTGTCCAGAACGGTAAACATCTTCCCGCAACTTTCCATCCCCTAGATTTTTAAGCAATGTTATTGCTTGCATGTACATCTTATCGTACAACGAAACTAAATCTGCTTCCCCTTTCATGAACCGTATAGCCTCTACCAAAGCGCCATTCAGTAACGCGGAATCAAACTCATTACCTAGCCAAGTAGTTCCAGCGGTCACGATAGATTCTGGGTAGTGTCCGTAGTGTAGTTCAACCCCATAAGCTGCGTCAGGAGTTGGGCCTAACAAAAAAGAAGTGTCACTAAAGTACGCATAGTGCTTTGGAAGCCCTGTAGCCGTGGACGTTGGATATGCCTCACGTACAAAATTGACATCCTTGTTGAGCAGATATACGTAATCCCCAGCAGCATCTACTACAGCCAAACTATAGGTATACAGGAAATCCGTGGGCACACTTAGATATGCAACACCTGCAGTTACAGTACCTGTAGAGTTACGTCGTAAAGCCGGTATCTCTACAGCATTGTATATCTTTTGCTCAGCCTGTTCCGTAAACATAGCAAGCTGTTCATCGGTGAAAGTGTTCTCACAGATGTCTTGGATATTGATTTTTAGCTCGGTATAGTTCATGGGTTATGCCATAGGGCCACGGGCATACAAACCTTTAGTCGCACAACCAGTACCACGGACTTTTACTTTGCCCCCGTCTTTGTACCCAGCCATCTTCTTTACAGGTTGCCCAGTTTTAACTGCTTCTTTTTTAGCAGCTGCTTTGCCTTTGGCGCTGTATGCGAACTCTTTATTCCCTACTTTAGGCATTTTAATATTCCTATTAAGTTGTTACTGTGACTTGGCCTACTATACCCCTAAGTACTAGTACATTAGGAGTTAAGTTATATGGGTCAAACCCCCCACCTACAGGATTCCACCCCCACTGTACATCCCTACTGCTAGAACTTCCTGACTCCCCTAAACTTGTATCTGGTCGAGGATCACGCAGTGCTTGGGGGTCATTTACAGGAAACTCCCCTAACCTTAACTGAGGTTGGTCTTGATTCCAACATTCAGGGCAGGCTTTTACGTTGGTATCCCTACCTTTAACGATAAGGCTTTTCAGTTGTTTTAGCTTATACTCCCAACCGCAAACATCACAGTAGGCTATAGCTATTTTACCAGAAGCAAACTGATCTGCCATGACTATAAATATCCCATGCGGGGTACAAACCTAACTGATGCCTTCTCCCTATCTTCTCCTGCAGCTAGCTGAAACTGTTCATCGTAGATAGATTTTAACATCCCAATACGATCCACTAACTCAGGCACTTTCATAGCGATGTAATAGGCTAACCCTGCTACTAGCACCGGAAAGAACCTAAAGTTCATGTCTGAGGTCTGTACACCACTCCCAGCGTCTTCAATTCTACGCATACGCCAGTAATACAGTGTGTAGTTATCGTTGTCAGGAACAGGCCAAACATTTACTTTAGGGGCATCACGTAGCCGCTCTATATAGATCTGGATTGGCCTGCCTTGTGTTAACTTGTTTGGGATGTTGGCATAAGTACTAACGCTGATACGGCTTAACGTAAGGTCAGACTGAGTAGCTGCATTCCCGCTGTTAGTTCGTATTTGGTGCTCTAGCAGGTCTATCGTATCTGCAGGTAGGGTGTACTGTCCGGTACCTTGAACCAAGTCAACAGTGCCACTATCTATAGTCCACATGTTAATACCACGGTTCTGCCACTCAATAGTAAGCAGGTTCATAGAGCGCCGAGCGGTCTTTAGATCGTAACCAGAGCGCATTTCTCGCCCAGCTCGCTCCCACGCTTCCTCGGCAATCTCCGTGAAGTCCATGTTAAACGCTGTAGTTCCTGACGTAGTCATTATTTACCCCACCCTGATTTAGCTTTAACTTTGGCTTTACCAGAGAGCTTGCCATAGTGGAACAATTTTTTGGACGCATTAGACATACTTTTCCCAGTCATAAGAGTCCCATCGGGGTGCTTGTGCATACCACCCTTATACTCTTTGCCGTCTTTTAAGTAGTGCTTAACACCCATGCCCATGTTTACTTACCCTTGCGTTTTGTGGGGGCAACTCTGCGTGGTTTACCCGCTGGTTGGCCGAGACTTCTCTTCTCAGCTACCTTCTTTTTCTTCTCGGCGCTAGACATCTCACCAGAGGTCTTAGGAGTCTTCTCAGATATCCGTTTGCTGGGACGGCAATATGGAGTACCACGCCCGTCCCCCTTCTTCCTACCACAAGCCTTGCCAGTGCTAACGTCTTTCCAGTCCTCTTTGAACCAACGCTTTAACGAAGCACCTTTTTCAGTCTTGCGTATCTTCTTACGCATTACTTACCGGCCTTTTTCTTCCGACATTTAGCAATGGCTCCCGAAGCATAGGCTGACGGGAACACTTTATATTGCTTCTTTACCTTGGTATAGCACGCATCTTTTACAGCACCACCTTTCTTGTATCCGCACGTGCTAGTTTCTTTACGGTAGTAGTTACGCACTATCGAATTTTACAAGCACGGGTGCCCTTACGAGCAATACCTGCGCCACGAACTTTACCACCAGACTTCATGCCTTCAACTTTACCGCCGTAATTCATACCTCTAACTTTACCACCAGACTTCATACCTCTAACTTTACCGCCAGCTTTCATACCAGCTTTCATACCATCTTCCAAGGTAACCTCCATAGGTGGCCCCATGTTTGCGATACCACCCCGAGCTGCATCCCTAGCCTTGTTTTTCTTTATTTGCCGGTTCATATAATTTCTTAGCGGGTTTTTTGTTGCTAAATCTTCTTCTGCTAAGTCTTCTTTGAACACTGCTGCCATCGGCGTATTATCTTTATTGTAGTACAGAGAGCCTGCTTTTTTAGCTTCAGCAATGCTTTTATAGTCTTTCCAATTCTTCTTTTCTGCTTTAGGGAACCTAAACTTGTCCTCTCCCATAGGGGTAGTAACCTTTGGGGTAGTAGTCTTGGGGGTAGTAGCCTTTGGGGTAGTAACCTTTGGGGTAGTAGTCTTGGGGGTAGTAGTCTTGGTTCTACCTGCTTCATTTTCATCCCATTTATCACCCTCACTAGGCATCAGGCTTAAACCTGCAGCTGCACCTGTTAAACCTGCCCCACCGTACATCCTCTCCCGTCCAGATCTAATATTTTTAGCGCGTTGGGCTTTTGTTGCCATTGGTGGGGCTAAGTTACTAGGCTTTTTGGTTTTTGTTGCCATTGGTGAGCCTACGTTACTAGGCTTGGCCCCTTCACCTCTCTTTTGCCTTAGCCCAAAGCCCCTACCCCTGTTCATCATACTAGTCCCGGGGATAACGTCTAAACCTTCTTTGCTACCTATTTTACTTGCAACACCGCGTTCAGCATCTGCAGCTGCTTTTACAGCTTTACTACCGTACTTTTTAACGGCTTGTGTAACTCCATTCTTAGCTAAATACCTTGCTACGGCTGCTAGTCCTGCACCTACTAGTGGGAGGGGCATGTTATTTCTCCTTTACCATTTAACTTTGTCGGCCCAGTACGCTGCGGAGGATTTCCCCTTGGCGATGTTCTTACCGTGCCTAGATTTAAAAGATTTGCGCTTGGACTTCATTTTTGAAGACTCGCCCTTTTTAGGCTTACCCGCAGTACTCGCGCCCTGTTCACCAAAACGTATTACCTTCTCTTTCCCGCCCTCACATGATTTGACTACATGTGATTTTTTTGGGTGTGAAGGTGTACGCTTGGGGGTGTTACAAGACATTGCGGCCTTGTCAACTTTACCCCCAGCTTTGTAATATCTACGCACGTTAACTATAAAATACAGTTATAGCGGTAATATTAGTCTCAACCGAAATCCATACATCGCTCTCAAAACGAACCCCATTATCAGGAATATTAACTGAATGAGAGTCATTTTGAAGGAAATCAAGGTCAATTAGCGTAGCGCCACCATTACCATTAGTTATGGTTAATCTACCGGGGCCAACATTATCTGTTAACACCTGTAGTTGCCGTACACGCGCAGGGCCAACAGCAAGCGAACCTGTGGCGGTTACACGTTTTGTTTGGACATCAGAACTAGACATTTAAGCCCCCTGTTTAACTAAGAGCTGCGCCAACAGCGGTGACCCAAGCAGCGCCAGTGTTGATTACGATGCAGTATTCGTCGTCACCAACACCGTTATCACTGACCATGTATACAGTACCAACTGTGGTAGTAGCAAAGGCAGGGAGGTCGGCAGTAACTACGACGGGGATTTGAAAGCCATTATCCGAACGGACTGGGCCTGAAAAAGTGGTTTTAGCCATTTTATAGTTCTCACATGTGAGTTAAGGCGAATCTGTCTACATGTCGTCAGCCGGGTCTGTCAGATTCACCGGATTGTTTCCCGATAAGGCTAAACATATCATAGTACGTGGCTTTAAGTCAAACATAAAAAAGGAGGCCGAAGCCCCCTTTGATATAACATATTTGTGTGGGTTAGTAAGGGCTAAAGGTGACAGCCAAAGACCCCCAGACACTAACCCACACAAATAACACTACGCGCCGGGTGAACCGTAGATACCCAGAGGGTCAGATACACCAAACGAATAACGCTCACGAGCTTTATAACGCGCATTACCTGTATCAAAGTCACCATCCATAGAGGTAGACATTGGGCTACGAGTAAAATGCTTCAGGCCATTAGGAATATCCGTAGTCAGGAACCAAGCATTGGTGTCCGTCAGATAGTGGTTAATTGAGTAACCACCGGGAATAGAACCATTTGACATAACCGCGTTAATGTCGTTATCAGCAGTACCTACACGACCTTCAGTTTCCAACAAGCGGGTTGCAACGAATTGCAGAGCAGCTGGAATAATGAGTTTCTTAGGCTGAGCAGCGATCAACAAACCACGTTCGTCTGTCCAAGCAGAGATCTGAATGATAGCAGCTTCCAAAGAAGTCTCGTTAAGATCCGCAGCGACAGTTGGGCGGTTAGAGTTAGTGCCACCATTAGTCAACGGGTGTGCTGTAGAACACAACACAACGCCATCGCCATAAGTAGTACCTGCAAAAGCACCATTCAAAATGGTAGCGCCTTTAACTTGCTTGGTGTACGCCATAGCACGGGCCAATGCTTTAGTATAACGAGCTGACAAAGAGTCATACAAGTTATCTTCAACAGCTTCTTCAGTAATGGAGAAGCCCATCGCAATGGTTTCGTGCGTATATCGTGCAGTCCATGCTTCTTGTGCATTGTCATAGTTAATAGCAGAACCTTCATTCTTAACAGGAGCTGCACCAAAACCTGACAGTTTGGTTTCTTCTTCAAAAGAGCGGTCAGAAGATTCAGTTTCAAAAATCTGCTTATGCTCATCGGGATACTTTGCGTACTCCATACCAAACAGGGCGTTTAGTCCCGGTAGGAGTTCCTTAAGTAATTGTGCTCTTGAAATAGCCATTATTTAGCTCCTTATAAGCCAACAGCATTGGTGCTGCTGCTATAGCCGGGGTTGAATTTAACCAACACATCAGGAAACGCATCACCAATAGGCGATACGGCACTGACGATACGGAAGGCGGCGGTTGTAGTAACGGTTGTTGATTCAACTGCGCTTGTAGAGTTACCAGTCTGGGTAGAACCCGTAGAGGTACTTTGAGCAGCAGCGAAGAACGTGTTAGCACCGATATCAGACTGGTCAATTACACCATCCATCTGAACTT